AAGACCGATTATTATTACATTAACAGATAAACAATATTTATTGATAAATTTGCATAATGTTAATGACCCGGCTGATTCTAAAAAAGGTATGAGTAATTTTAGAAAATATTTTAACAATGTTGTAAATAAAGCTATTGAATATTTTGCTACAAACTCATGTTATGTTTTTGATCATAAAAAAATATTGATTATGGGTGATTTTAATGATCCATATAGTGGAATAAATGATAATGATCCTTTGAAAATAAATGTGAAAATAAATGTGAAAATAAATGGTTACAAATATACTACGGGGAGAAAAACTGCTTTAAAGTCATGTTGTTACAACTTTAACTCATCTTGCAAAGATGATGAATTTAATAGTGATTTTAATATTTTAGACAAGGATGAAAAAATAGTAACATATCAAAACGAATGTAAACCAAACACTAAGGGTAACACTAAGGGAATGGAGGATAAATATCCAGGCAGAGGTAATCTTGAAAATTATCGTTTTTCTGGAGATTATTGTTTTGGTTTTGACGTAATAAAGAAATTAGAAATATACAGACCATTAAATGATGTAAGAAGTTCTGAAAGTGATCATGAATTTGTTTATGCTACTTTTACAATACCTATTACAACCCCCGAACCCGATTTTAAACAATATATGTGTAATATAAAACAATTAGCTCCTGAAAGGTTTATAAACCGGCCCGTTGAAATAAAGAAAAATGATGTTTTAATAATAGTGGATATGCAAAACGATTTTGTAGATTACCAAGATATTAAAAACTCACAAAGCGATCAAATTATAGAAGGTACTTTTGGTGGAGCAAATACATTACAAGGTCCGGGTGCTTTTGGTGTAACTGACTCTAAAAATATGATTGTAGCTGACTTTGTAAATGTTATTGAAAAATTCAAAAAAGTAGGAGCTGATATTATAGCAACTAAAGATTATCATCCTGTAAATCATTGTTCTTTTAATACTGATGGTGGTGTGTACCCACCACATTGTGTTTGGGGTAAAGATGGTGCAAAAATAGTAAAACCTATTATAGACGAATTAGAGAATTACGAAAACTCTAAAATATTTTATAAAGGATTTCACCAAGGAGTAGACAGTTATAGTGCATTCGAGTATAAAAAATACACAAATAAAATTTCAAAAATATGTGGTTGTGAAGAAAAAATTGGTCAAGGAGGGTGTAATACTACATGGACAGGTTCGTTTTTAATAGAAGGTGTAAAAATTGGAGATAACCCAACAGATGAACAAATGAAAACTTTTATATCTGATTGTACCAAAGATGAAGAGTTTTATAATATTAATAATAGTTGTAAAATGATAAGATTAAATACATATTTGCAAGGTAAAATACCTGTTGGTAATATTTATGTAGTTGGTTTAGCAGGTGATATATGTGTTTTAGATACAGCTATAAATGCTTCTAAAGTTGGATATGAAGGAGTTTATATAATTTCAGATCTTATTAGAAATGCATATATCCCAGAAGTTGGATATGTAAACAAACCTAAAGATTTTGCAGAAAAGATAGAAGACGCTTCTATAAAAATAATAGAATCTAAACAAATAAAAAACGGGGGGTTAAGTTTTGGTCGTAAAAGCAGACGTTCGTTACGTAAAAACCGTAAAAGCAAACGTAAATCAAGACGTAAAAGTAAACGTTCGTTACGTAAAAACCGTAAAAGCAAACGTAAATCAAGACGTAAAAGTAAACGTTCGTTACGTAAGAATCGTAAAAGCAGACGTTCGTTACGTAAAAACCGTAAAAGTAAACGTAAAAGCAAACGTAAATCAAGACGTAAAAGTAAATTATAATAGGTTTATTATAAAAAATAAAAATCTAACATAATATTAAATTAAGATGACAGAAACCATGTCTGGATATTGCGTAAGCTTCGACCCCACTGTAGGTGTGGGAAGTTTAGGAGCTCATGTTCCTCAAACTTTTGTTCGCGCAGACACTTGGATGAATCTAGACAATAATATTAAGTCTAAACAAGACTGTAATAGCTTTCCCATAGCAAATGTTGCATCACACGTCCCCCAAGATGGAAATTTAAGTAGTAATTGGTATGTTAACGAAACGGGTAGAGGTGAGATTAATCCTACAAGTATTGAACAAACCAATCTTAAAGGACAGGAAGTATGGAATAACTTGAGTTTTCTTGACACTCAAAAAGTAACCACCAAAGAAACCAATAATTTTTCTTATGCTGGTAACGTCGCAAGAGCAGAAGGTACTGAATTTTGGACCTATAAAGATAAATTACGTACTACTACAAAGGAAACTAATAATTTTGCTTATGCTGGTAACGTTGCAAGACCAGAAGGTACTGAATTTTGGACCTATAAAGATAAATTACGTACTACTACAAAGGAGACTAATAATTTTGCTTATGCTGGTAACGTAGCTATTGGTGGATTAGCGAAAACTAGTTATAATCAATATACGGGATACGGAGACAGTAGTTCTGGTAAAAGTAGTTCTGGAGGAGCAGATACTTATGCTTTAAGAGGTGCTACTTTAGTAGAAAACTGGACACCAGGTCCTGGTAGAGAAAATCTTCTAGCAGCTCCAGAGGCTAGGTTAGGTGAGGTAGATTTCGGAACTTTTGGTACTGATGAAAGTTATGATGGACCAGGAACTTTAAAGCAGGCAATTCCATATGGGGCTAGGTACCAAAATACCTATTTAATAGGAGAACAGCACATTAACCCTAATAAATTAAGGGCTGTGGATGATCGTCAAACGGCAGGTTATCTAGTAGATCAGTTACAACAGAATCCTTTGTCTATGTACACTATTAACCCTAATAATCCACTTCCTGAGTTTTATGCAGATATTAAACCAGATAATTACAGTACAATGATTCAGAAAAACTCAAAGAGTTTAAGTCAACCTAAACCAAAGTATGAAGGGATGGAATCATCGGTAGCTGTTTATCCTGTTCTTAATGGAAAACCATCAAATCCTAATGCAGACTTTATATACAATATGAGTTTAGATTCTAATCAAGAGGTTAACACGTTTATCATACAAGAATCTACATTAAATAATAAACCAACTTTTAGTGGTAAAGCATATTCTGGTGACGTTAATTATAATTGGAATAATCAAGGTAAATCTAACAATACAAATAGAATTACTTTGGGTGGCCAAGATGAACCTCAGGTGTATGGAAACTTGTATAATCAAATTCAAATGCCTTCTGGAATGGCACAGGGAATTAATAATACAAGATTACAATCTAGACAGGGTGAGCTAAATAATCCCGCAATTTGCGAAGGCAATCCTCAACTAAATTTCGCAACCAATACTTTGATTTTAGAATCTGTTGGGAATTAACTTTTATAAGCTACCTTTTATAAGCTATCAAAATTAATAAAATAATAAAAATTATTGGATTAATAACATATGTTAAAATATAGTAGTAATACTGTCTATCATATGCTTCGAATCTAATTAAATCTTCACACTCTTTTGAAACTGAATTTAACTTTTTATTTTTTACATAAAGATTATCTTCAAACCAACCCGGAACTATTTTATCTAAACTTCCTACATTATCGTCTACTAATATTATTGTCTTGTTCCATAAACAATTTATTAATTCTTTACTATAAAATAAACCATAACCTTTAGAAGCATTTAAAAATTCAAAATATGAAACTAAATTTGAAAAGGGACTATTGCGAAGGTAATGAAATAAATTAGCAACTGATTCATTTGATCTTCCATTTATAGGAACTAATAAAGATATAATATTCCCCATTTTTTTTTTATTTTCAAAAACATTAGAAATTTGTATCAACCTTCCTTTATTTATTGTTTTATTTAATATAGAACTATTAAAAAGTAAACAATCTCCTGGATTCATTTCTAATTTTTCATACCTAAGTTTATTAGCTTCACAGGCTGTATATTTAATAACATTTTGTGAACCTGGTACACCTTCTATTTGATTTTTATCTAAATAAATTATCAATGTAAAAATGTCATTGGTAAATTTATTTATTGGGATTGTTGATAGAACATCTGTATTAAATAAAGGAAGATTATTATTATTTAATGCTCTATATTGAATAAATTGTATATCCCATTTTATAATTGAATTAATTTTTGGTATGCAAATATCTTTTATAAATTCATCAAGCCCAACGTAATTTACTTTATTATTATCAAAACAATTTCTTCCTGTTTCTAATTCTTTATCGGAAATAGCATTGGATAATTTAACATAACCTTTTTCTTTTAATAATAATTCCATTAGTAATTAATAATATTATTATTATTAATAATTAAATTCGGTGTTTTCATAATATTTTGGCTGTACTAATAATATTTTATTATAATCTAAATTTATGGTTTCAGTATATTCTAATGCTTTAATTATTTGAGCTATACTTATTTTAGGTTTCATATTTCCCAAACCACAACACATTGACGGAATTATTAACTCATCCACTACATTCATAAATGCTTGTACTCTTTTAAAACTTTTATAACACCAATCATAGATAAATAAGCATTTGGGGTTTTGCTAACATCTTGAGGCGTTAACATTGTAGGACTAGTAATAACATAACTTGTTCCTATAGGAGTAAGAATATCTGTTTTTGTTACTATTGCCATAATGTAAGGTCTTCCTAATTTAGTTTTAAATCCCAATTTCTTAATTTTATCCCTAATCTTTTGTTACACACCTTTAAACATTATTTGAGAATAAACTTTATTAATACCTCCATCCATAAATCCAAGTGAACTAACAGGAGATATATAGTATATATTTTTTGAATCTTGCCTTGGTACATAATCTTCAACTTTACCCAAATATGTCGTGTATCCATTAGCTTTGGCTAAATTAATCCACACTTCATCCAAACTTAAAAACACAAGTCTCATTATTTATTTTATTTTATTTTAAAATTGTTACTAGAACGATTTTATTAGGACGATTTTATTAGGACGATTTTATTAGGACGATTTTATTAGGACGATTTTAGTCACAATTACCAACACCAAACCCACCACATTCGTTATTTTGACAAGCCCCGTCACTTCCACAAGCCATACCACTAGGACTCATTCCTTTACACCAATATCCCTGAGCACCAGACCAAACAAAACCTTTATCAGAACAACATTGTTTTTCGTAATCCCATGAATCATCACCATATCCAATACCAACTGATGCACATCCGTGTCTACAAGCATATTTTGTTCCATTTACGTCCCATTCATTATCGCCATTATCTGGACATTTTTCTCCAACACCTACCTCTATACCACATATACCATATCCATGAGTTCCGCCACCAACACAACGTCCGCTTTTACAAGTTGAATCTGTTGGGCATCTATCTCCATTCTCAATTACACCTACACACCATTCTTCATGGTCAACTACTGAATCTACTGTACCATTTGGGCAGCATTTATAGTTATTGTCGGAGAATTGAGCACATGCTTTATTTCCTTCGCACATATAAGTTGTCCCGTTTTGTTTCCATGTATCAAACCCTCCTCCCCCTGAACAATCAGATCCTGGAGGTAAAGGTATAGCGCATATACCATAACCAAGAGCTCTGCCGCCAACACACTGACCACTTTTACAAGTTGAATCTGCTGGACATCTATCTCCATTCTCAATTACACCTACACACCATTCTTGTGAGTCAACCGGTGAAGGTATGGAACCGTTTGGACAGCATTTATAATTGTTATCGGTGAATTGAGCACATGCTTTATTTCCTTCGCACATATAAGTTGTCCCGTTTTGTTCCCACACATCAAACCCTCCACCCCCTGAACAATCAGATCCTGGAGGTAAAGGTGTTGCGCAAACACCCGTACCTGTACCACCGCCTTCGCATTGTCCACTTTTACAATTTGAATCGGTTCCGCAAGCAAACCCGTTCTCTACGCTGTTTACGCACCATTCTACCAATCCGTGAGTTTTACTTCCTTCTGAACAACATCTATATTCATAATCTGTAGTTCCGTATTTAGAACCTACTCTTGCACAAGGTTGATTATTATTACATGTATAATCCATTCCGTTTTGCTTCCATGTATCATCACCATTCCCTCCTCCACATTTTTCTCCCGCATTAACTCTAATGGCACATATTCCAGTCCCTGAACCACCACCAACACAATCACCACTTTTGCACGATTGGTCGGTTCCACAAGCAAATCCATCTTCACTACCACTTATACACCATTCTACCAATCCGTGAAGTTTACTCCCTTGCGAACAACATTTATAGTCAAAATCTGTAGTTCCGTATTTAGAACCTACTCTTGCGCAAGGTTGATTATTATTACAGGTATAATTAATCCCGTTTTGTTCCCATGTATCATCACCATTCCCTCCTCCACATGATTCCCCAGCATTAACAGCAGTAGCACATCTTCCACTAGCACAATTACCACTTTTACACGATTCGTTCTTTCCGCAAGCAAACCCATTCTCACCACCACTTCTACACCATTCTATCAACCCGTCATTTTGACTTCCTACTGAACAACATCTATAATCATAATCCATAGTTCCGTGTTTAGAACCTACTCTTGCGCAAGGTTGATTATTATTACACATAAAAGTGTGCCCGTCTTGTTTCCATGTATCATCACCGTTTCCTCCCCCACATAGTTCTCCTGCATCAACTCTAATTGCACATAAACCAACACCAATTCCTACACAATCTCCACTTTTGCATGATCCATTCTTTCCGCAAGCATATCCATCTTCTCCTGCATTTGAACACCATTCGTTGAACTGGAAATTATCACTTCCTTCACCACAACATCTATAATCATATGAATTTTTATCATATTTCTTATTTCCTACTCTACCACATGCTTTATTTCCTTCACACCTTAGAATAATTCCGTCTTTAACCCAATTATCGTCTCCATTTTGAGAACATAATTCTCCTGGTTTTGCAAAAGCATTTACGTATCTTTGTTTATCAAAGTTACTTTTCATTTCCCAAGCTGCTGCTTTATTAACGTCAGTAGTTAGTACTAATTTATAATCATCGGATTGTGGTGTTACGCTTAAATATTGGTTGGATGAATTTTTAATATGGAAATGGAAATCATATGGATCTAATCTATTACCGTATTTTTTTATGGTAGAGTCACTTATTTTTTCAATTTTAAATACAATACCTGTATTATTTTTATTACATTCTGTAATTTTTAAAGGAGTATTTTCATTAGATTCAATACACATAGTTTTAAAATAATTAGTTATATTATTGTAATTCTTTTTATAACCTTGTTCATTCGCAGGTTGCAAAATTAAATTAAATTTTTCCCACCAATTCTTTGTTTCATCATTAAAATCACCTTTTAATATTTCTTCATCTGTAAAATTTAAATGTCCCAAGTCGGTTATAAAAAATCTATTTATATCATTACCAATTTGCTCATTTGTTAAAAAACCATCAGTATTAACTACTTGTTTTATATAACCAAGTCCACTAGTATTAATATCTAAAAATCTAGGACCAAAGCACGCAGAAGTATAGTTGGCTTTTCCGTCTGTAAAATCTTTTGCATAACAATCTCCTGGAGGGTAAATATACTGTATCCCAACCTTGTTATAAGTTCTTGTATGAAATAATAGTTTTCTAAATATGTCACAGTTTTTAGTACAGTCTGCTACTATTCTTTTGAATCCTTCTCCCCAACCAATTTTCTCAGTTCCGTCAATAATTAATGTATTATCACATGTTTTCTTGTTATTTCCTGTATCACAACTAGATATAACACTATTTGGGTCATAACCGCTACTGTAATCAATACTGGGGTCACCTCCGTGATTATAAATTACGGAATCATTGTGATAACTAATATTTCCTTGATTTAAAACGTAAGGGTCTCTTGTAAAAACTTTACAGCCTGAATTTTCTACATTAGGGTCTGGTCCTAAACAGGTGTCACATTTATTATCAAAACCTTGAACTATTTTGAATTCATAATCTGTTTTTTTACATGTATTGCATCCAATCATATCTGAACAAGATACGTCATACATTGTTCCGTTTAGATTGTATTGATCTAAAATACATTCTTTACATTTTGTGCAGTCATATTTAGAATCTACAAAATCGTTGTTGTTTGTATATTCGGAAAATTTAATTTTACATTCAGTACAATCTGTACAATTCTGAAACTGTGAAATTTCGGGTAAATTCAATTCTGTTTTACAAGTTTCTGGTGGACAAATCCTAAGATCTACGTCAGAATCTTGATACCTCATTAACTCATCACTTTGGTAATAACCTCCAGTATATTTCAAACTTTTATCTGCCAATTCTTCAAAAACTGGATACCATTTCCAAAGTTTGGGTAAACAACGTTTACTACAATCTACTTGTGATACAACATTCTTATCATTGTTGTATAGCCCAAACGTTTCTCCACAAGTAACTGCACATTCATACTCATTTTCCCCTTCAGCTGTATTTTCAACTAAGGGGCACAATTTATCAAAGGTTGATACTGCATTGGGTTTAATTTTAACATATGCTTGTCTTCGCATAGCATTTTGATGTGTTGGTAAATAACAATCATCTTGAGATTCCGAAGTACAAATATTATTTATTAAAACTACATTTGGGTTATTAATATCCGGATTAAATTGTATTCCGGGAAGTTCTACAATAGACTCTTCGCATTCCAAATCTTTGTCGCATTCTACGCTTCCTGAACACCCTCCTTTAAATTCTGGAGAAATCCAAGAACATGAAGGGCAGCATTTTTTACCTTTTGTTGTTTTAAATGGTGAAACACAAATACCGTTTATGGCACAATAACCGTCTGCGCATTCGCACTTGGATTCTTTACAAGAAACTCTTCCAGATCCAATATTAGTTCCTGTACAATCAGTTTCATTTCCACCTCTCCATCCAGCACAGTCACCACAAATGCATTCAGAGTTGCAATTATTATCATTTATATTACAAAGTCCTTGACTTATAGTTTTGTTGCATTTATAACCAAGTGTTGACCAATCTATGTACCATGTTGGTAAGTCAACAATTTCTTCATGTTTATTATCGGATAAATCAAAAACAATTTCTCCATTTTCATCTTTAATAAACCCTTGGTCTATTAATTTATTAAGTAGTTCAGGTTTATCTGGAACACATTTGTTATTTTGTAATATAGTTCCAAATCCACATGGACTAGAATTTTTTGAAAGTGTTCTATTATTAAATAATGGTATTGTAATTGTTTGTGAATAATGTAATAATAAAATAATACCTAAAATAATAACTAATATAATTGGTAATTTAGGTATTATTTTTTTTAATACCTTGGGAATTCTTATTTTAGCTTTGCCAGCCATTTAATTAAAGTAAATATAATTAAAGTAAATATAATTAAATTAAATTATTTAGTATAAATAATGAATGGTACTGTAACGAATAGTAGTCCACCACTACTTGAAAAAAAAGGGATTGTTGGAGTTTTAATAAAATATAAATGGTTTATTTTGTTCGTACTTGCATTAATATTATTTGTTGTAATATTTGTATTAGTAATTGTTAATAAAATAAAAAATAACCCGGATAATATAGATATAACAACACTTTCTCCAGTAACTAATGCACCAAATACTGGTAGTCCTGTTACCGGTAGTCCTGTTACCGGTGGTGTAACTAATGCACCAATTACTGGTAGTCCTGTAATCAGTGAAGATAAAAGTAAAATGTGTGGACCTAATACTATATTTAATCCAAATATTAATGGTGGTACTTGTATTTTTGATTCAGCGGATTCTTCTGTATATTTAGAAAATATATTCAAAGAATCAGAGAAAAATATTATTAACGTTAATGGTGGATTAAAATATGTTGCTAACTCACTTTCAAATATAGATAAAACTGATGTTCAAGCACCTGCTTGGTATATTCATTGGGATAATCTAGGAAAATTTAATGGTGATACAAATTTAGGAACGGGTATTGATTGTGGGTGTGGAGAGTGTCAAGAGTGGAGAGGTTCAAATAACCGTGTTAATTGTAAAAATAATAAATGTGTTTGTGAATTTCCCTATACACCAGTAAATGGGGTTTGTACATCTCCTTATAAATTTAACCGTTCTGAAAATCCAAAACCTTGTTGTAGTTCATGTATTTATAATGAAAATTGTGTTGGTGATGAACAATGTTCTGGTGTTTGTGAAGAACAATTGGTGGAATATCCTGGGATTAGGTATACTTGTAATGATAATACAAAATTTGAGTTTAGTAATGATAAATACAATGATATTTCACAATCTGAATTAGATAGTAATTGTATAAAGGATAACAGTTATCATGGGATGAATGAGTATAATTGTTTATTCGAATGTGATATACTAAAACAATGTACTACTTACAACCGTTTTGAAAATAGGAAATATTCAACAGACAATAATTCAGCGATAGGATTAATTGGTCTTAAATCAAATGCAGCTGTTAATTACGATTTTTATGATAATGGATTAAAGGATTGTTCATATACAACCCTTATAAATAGTAAAGAAAGATTAAGTGAAGAGGAAGCTACGATTTTATGTAATGAAAATAAATCATGTGTTGGATACTCTTTTAATAACGACAAAACTGAATTTTATAGTACTATAACAGGTTGTACCGTCTCCGACGGCGCCGCCACAGGCGGTACATCAGGTGGTTCAAAACAATATTTTACAAAGTCAACTTATATTGACAACTCTTATGCTCCTAATGGAAGAAAATATGTTTTAAAAAATTCTAATATAGATACAGCAAAGTATTTATGTGATAATAATAATGAATGTAAATATATAAACTATGATCCATCAACAAAAACTTCTAGTTTTTATAAATCTATAACCGGATCAGTTATTAATAATAATTTTACATCACTTGAAAAATCAAATTGTGGTGAAGAAATAGATGAATTACAATGTAGTAGGCGTTGTTTACCAAAGTTATGGAATTGGAAGGATTTAAAGGTTGGTGGAAAGGTAATTGGTAAATATCAAACACCAAATCTATTTAAATATGAAAGTGGAGAAACTAAGTATTGTCCTATAGGTGATTCAACTTGTGAAAAATCAGTTAATACACCTTCAGTGCTGAATAATTGTGAAAACTGTACTGATTGTTTTTGGGAATTAAACATAGATACTAACTTGTATGATTATTCATGTAATAAATGTGAATATTGTTTGCCGGGTACCGGTGATATCAAATGTACTAATTTAACAAATTGTAAAAAGTGTGATCAATTAATTTCCAATCCGGTTAAAAGTAAAGAGAATTTAACATGTTCTTCTTGTGAATCAAGTCAAAATTGTAATACTTTAAATTTGGAAGAAAATCAAAAGCAAACTGAAAATTTAAAAACTTACAACTCTGGTACACTTACAGTACTTCCTAAAAAGGGTATTGGATTATATAATAAGGGGTCTGATAAATATCTTGGAAATAACTGGGGGTATGGGGTTTCCAACTATTTCGATATTGTGGATTCTGGGTATTCTGGTATAAACAGTGGTAGTTTTTTTATAAAAAACGCAGATGATACTTGTTTGTTTAGTACGTCAAATGTTAGAAGAGGGTCGTGGAATTGTGGTTATTATGATAATAATTTTAAATTTATTCAAAATGCTGGTCATTATAATATTAAATCGGACGTTTCTAATGAGTGTATTGCATATTCCCCTTCAACTGGTGATTTTACAACTGCTGTGTGTGACCTAAATGACGATAAACAAAAATTTGCTTTATTAGACCCAGATTCTAAAAGCGGTTTTGATAACAATTTTATAGAAATGTTAAAATGTGGTATTTCAGGTATTTCTGAAAAATTAAATAGTATGTTTCCTGGTATGGTCGAATATAATAACCCCTCGAGTAATCTTTATTTTTATAATGGATCAAATAGTATTAATAATGGTATTAACAATAATAGTAACCTTAGTATAAAAAACTTAAGTCTTGGTAAATATATTTCAGATGGTGATTATTTATCTGGTAATAAAACTAATTATTCTATAACAAAAACTAGTGAAAAACTTTCTGACAATTTGGGATTTATATCGGACTCTGCCGAAAAATATTGGAATGATTCTGTTCAAATTAAGAATGGTTATAATTGTTTAAATAACGATGAAGACGAATTTAAGTTTAGTAATTGTAATAGTAAAACTTCAACTCATAGAATTCTAAAGGTAAGAGATAAATTTGCAATAATAAATATACATGACAAATGTTTAACAGCTACTAAAACTAATGATGGAGATCGCTTTGCGAATTCTCAAAGAGATCGTTTACATTATGATGAATGTGATATAACTGATAATAAATTTCTATGGGAAATTTCATAAGAAAATTTCATAAATATTTAACATTATTATTGGTTATAACTTCTCCTATTCCGACTATTTCTAAATTTATAATTTTTGTATATTCTACTTTAAAATTAGGATCTTTTTTCCCTTTACAACCCTTTTTAACCATTTCTTTTGCTTTATTTAATTCTTCAATTGTTGGATTAATAGATTCAATTACGGCATGTCCTGAGCTTATTGATTTAGCATGTACCCAAGTAAAATCTTTGTTTAAAGAAAGTAAATAACTATTTTCTAATCTATTTTCTCCTAATAATATTCTTGTCGAAGCTATATTACACTCTTTCATTTATTATAAATACTTTGGATTAAAATAATTATTTAATTTTTAATTTTAATCTAAATGATTGATATAATGCATAATAAATTGATAGCAAAATTTGTAGGAATGTTAATAACTCTTGTAATTTTTGTTATTGTTACTACGGTTATAATTATGGCTAGTTATAATTATGTCGGTCCTACGTTGAGTAGTTTATTTACTGGTAATACTAAAGAAGTTTCAAATGACATTTTTGTACCTATTTCTTTTTGGGAATCTATGGTATTGTCAATATTAGTTTCATCATTAGCTATTACAAAATGTTGTTAATATATTTAGAAATAACAACTACTTTAAAAAATAAAAGAAATGGTTTTCTTTGCTATTATTTTAAATACGGTTATAAATACGGTTATAATTATGGCTAGTTATAATTATGTCGGTCCTACGTTGAGTAGTTTATTTACTGGCAATACTAAAGAAGTTTCAAATGACATTTTTGTACCTATTTCTTTTTGGGAATCTATGGTATTGTCAATATTAGTTTCAGCATTAGCTATTACAAAATGTTGTTAATCTATTTAGAAATAAAAATTACTTTTTTTTAAATAAAAGAGATGGCTTTAGATTGTAATGTTTGTTGTGAAACCTATAAAGGCAAAACTAGGAAAAAAATAGAATGTAATCATTGTAATTATAATTGTTGTTCTGTTTGTGCAAAAAAGTATATTTTAGAAGATGTTAATGATGCAAGATGTATGTCATGTAAAAAAAATTGGGATAGAGAATTTTTGATTGAATGGTTTAGTTATTCATTTGTAGATACAATTTATAAAAAACACAGAGAGAATATCCTATATGACCGTCAACTAAGTAAAATGGAAGAAACTCAAGTTATTATAGAAGAAAGGGCAAATATGAACAAAATACAAGATAAAATTGTTGAAATTGAGTCATCTATTAGGGAATTATATATTAAGAAAAGGGAGTTATTGGAAGAGGTTCACGATTTAAAGTACAATGAAAGAAAAATTAAAGACAACAGTCCTAAATTTTTTGGTCGTTGTACAGAGGATGATTGTAAAGGTTTTATTAATTCGAGTTGGGAATGTGGTATTTGTAATATAAAAGTTTGTAAAAGTTGTAAGGTTAAGTTAACTGATTTGGAATTAGGTGATTATGATTTGCATATTTGCAACCAGGATGTAATTTCTTCATTAAATCAGATTAAGAGAGAATGTAGAAACTGTCCTAAATGTAAAGTTAGTATTCATAGAATTGAGGGGTGTCTTCAGATGTGGTGTACTCAATGTAATACTGCGTTTGATTGGAAAAGTGGAGAAATAATTATAGGTATTATTCATAATCCTCATTTTACTGAATGGCAAAGAAATGGCGGAGCAAACATTGAAGTTGAAGTAGATCCTTGTGATCCAAATATTGGGTATAATATCCAGTATTATACTTATGACAAAGCATTAAGTAATGTTGACAAGAATGTATCAAATAAATTTATTAGTCTAGTAAGGTTTGTAAGACATTTAAAATTTAACGATATGGAATATATGCAAAGAACTATTAATAACAATAATAGAGAATTGGAGTTGAGAATAAGATTTATGACTAATAGAATAGAAGAATTGGAATTTAAAAAAAAGTTACAAAGCGATGATAAAAAAATTCAAAAACAAAAAGAAATTCTTATGGTTTATGATATGTATACTAGCGTAATGACTGGTTATTTTATTAAATATATTTTTGGGGGTGTAATACCAAGTAGTAGATATGGAGATAGGGGGAGTACTAAGTTGGCATCAATTAAGGATATTAAAACTTTGGATGAATTAAGTGACAAGCTTATTATTTATACAAATGAATCAATGGTTAGCATATCTAAAAAGTTTAAAAATACAGTTCCTATTATATTTACAAATGTAGTCGAATATGTAAATTCGGATATATTTGAAACTCAGTATTATACAACAAATATAAAATATTAATATTTTACTATAAAATACGTTAATAATTACAAACATTGTACATTATTATTTAAACAATTGTAAAATTTACGATTGTTTAATTAATTTAATTTATAATAACATAATTTATATTAAAAAATTAGTTATCGTTTTCAGGAAGGGTAACGACCCACATTTTGCGTTCACCGCTCCATTCGAGCATTGCACCATCTGCAAGTCCATTGAGGTCCACGTCGCTAACATCCTGAAGTTTTTCAACCTTCCCTCGGGGCCCTCTAGGACCCGTTAATCCGTCTCGTGGTTTTTCCATGTGTTCAAAACCGGATGCAACTTTATCAATTTTGTCTGAAAGGGTTTTAATTTCACCGTTTGGCACTTTGTTATCCTCTAGGGATGATAGACGGGCGGTTAATTCTTTAATCTGTAGTTCTGCTGTAGCTAGAGCATTTTCAAGTCTTGAACCAATTAGTACAAGATCAATACCTCCGTCAGTTACTAAACTTTTAACTCCTCCTACGTTAGTAAGGTTGCAATTTTCACCTCTAAGTGCTAGAAAACTTCCTGCTATTTGGTTACTGGACATTATTAGTTAGTATTATTAAAAAAAATAAAAAAATTAAACGACGTTACCTTTACTTTTACTTTTTACCTTTACGCGTTACCTTTACGCGTTACCTTTACAAAGTAATACAATGAAAATTGCATTTGTTTGACGTACTGGGTGTTTGGCCGAAATTAACCATTATTCCTCTATTAATACCTAATGATTTCATATAAGTTCTAAGTCTAGAAATTTCTGTTGTTTTAAATTGATTTGAGCTGAGTGCTTTTAGTTCTACTATAAGTGGTTGTTTATTTTTTTTAGTTGACGACACTTCTTTACTTTCTGACCTATTAATTACTATATCAGCTCTTCCATAACCGACATAATAGTTTTTATACATTATAGGTGTAATAACTTCTGATTCATATTTAATACCTTCGTCCCTTAACTCTGTTTCCATTGCTCTATGATAAACAGTTTCTGTGTGGCCAGAACCTAGGTGGGTGTAGACTTCATTGGCTTTTAGAATTACCGTGTCTAGGACATCAACATCTGGTTCTAAATCTATCTCTAATTTAATATTTAATTTATTGCCGTTTCCTAGAACGTCTTTTCCGTCTAGACCTCTCCGTTTTTTCTTTTTTGATCTTATTATTTCCATTTTTCTTTACACTTTTCTTTACACTTTTCTTTACACTTCTACCTTTTCTTCTTTTACTTCTTCTTTTCTTTAAACTTTTATTACTTCTTCGTTTCTTTACACTTATTCTTCTTTTATGACTTCT